AGTCATGGCGGATTTTTCAGGAAAAATTGACCCGGCTGGCGCCCTAACGCATGTTCGCTGTGATATAGCGTGATAACTAACGCGCCTGCTTGCGGCTGTTACAAGATCGGCAGCACGCTCGTAGGTTGCTGGGCTCCAGAACGAGGTGTGGGGCCAGCGAAATTGGTTGAACATGATCCACTGTCGCATCTGATCCGACTAATTTCTTTTCGCAGATATAACATGTCCAGTTATCTCTCTGCAATACGGTCTTACGTACAGCCTGCCACTTGCTTCCGTAGCCACGCTCCGTAGTATTTCTTTTTGGTTTTACTGGATGCGCTGCGATGTACGCATTAGCACAAGCATCGCATCTACTGTTTGGTCCAGGTGTACCACAATCAAGGCAAGGTTTACGCATACTGCACGAATGTGTGAATCTCTCCACCAGAATATAAATCTAATTCAGAAGCTATCTGTATCGCTTCTTCAATTGCATCTTCTGCATCTTCGACATTCATGTTGCCGAGAACATCGTTATCCTGAGTTAACGAATGCAAGATTGCCATGGCGTAATCTCCGCCTGATCCTGTTGCATAAATTCCTCGCGCTGAACGTTCCCACGAATAATCTTCTGCAATAGAAAATAATTTTCCTTTAATTGCAACAATTAAAGAACCTTCAAACTTTGCAACGTCGTCGTCTTTTTTTATTTCTCCGCCAATTTCAGCAATTGCTTTTTTCAATGACGGAATAAAAGATTTTGTTAAATAGTTCTCAGTTGATTTTCCGCTAAGACGTGGTGCAGTCCATGAATACTGCAAAACATTTAACACTCGAACAGAACCAGATCCTGCGATAAGCGCTGGACCGTTCTGGAAGATTTTTGGTTCAACCATGAATATGAACGTTCCGGAATCTGAATCTGTAGCTTTCGATTCCGATCCGAGAACGCACCATCCATCGCCTTGGATTGCCGCAAGCGTGGTCATGATTTCTCCCTGAAATGGTAGTGGCGAGGTCTCTTTCTTCCCCTAAAGACACCTCGCCGTGGATATTTATACCAGATTGTCTGGTTTGGTGTTAATTGTCCTTCTGGTGGTTCTTGGGTGTTTCATGGAGTGATCCGGCGAGAACTCCCAATGTCGACTTGTCCCACTCGGCCCGACATTTGACGCATTTGGCTGAACTCGGTCCGTAATGGTCCATTTGGACCACCAGACAGTTTTTCATGCCGCAGGCCGGACAGAATCCCTGGATCTTGCGAGGCTGATCCCGCCAGGTCAGTCGTAGCTCAAGCTGGTTGCGGTAATACGAGACCCGACCGGAGACGTGTTCGACCAGTTCGTCGGTCGCGTTGGTCAGAAGGCTAGGCAGTTGATAGAAATTCTCATTTACGGATCGGTAGACACGTCCGTTGCACATCTCGACCATTTTGGCGCTGAGAGCGGCTGCCTCGAGGAGCAAACCCAGGAGTTCGTCGTTTATAGGCGCCTTAGAACTGGCGAGAATTGACTTAGAACCACCTTCTGCGTCCGAGGAAGGCGTAGACTCATAAACCTCGCTATAAAGCTGCGAGAGGAGTCCTGGATGTCTAGAAACATGCGTTCTACCTGAATCTGTCGGCTCCTGGTGATCGTAGGGCTTACTCAGGTGCGCTACGTCGTCGATGAGCGACGCCATCAGCTCAGAACGGGATCTGGTCATTCAGGCTCTCCTTCTTGCAGTCATGGAGGGAAACTACCAAAGCGTGTGGTCCGTTAATCCCGTTTTTGATTTCATGCAGTAGGCGAATTTTCGCCGTGGTCTCCTTGGAGTTCGAGGACAGGCGGAAGGTCGACCGACCCTGGAGCTGCATCTCGAGCTCCTCGTACTTGGTCAGGAGCTTCATGTCCAGGCGGACTCGGAACCCGCCGGCATAGCAGTCCCAGATCCCAGCGCCACATCTGAAACACGCCGTCTCTTGGAGTGGTGTAACCTTCGCATCTGTCATAAAAACCTCCGGGAGGAGCTTTTGGAATTTTTGGTCATTTTGGTTCGGTCTGATTGAAAAAGCTCTTCCCACTCCGTTCCTCCCCTAGGGAGGAACGGGAGTAGCGGGAGGAGCTTTTTTTCTTTAATCAGAAGCTCCTCCCAGGAGTAACTGGGAGGAACTGGGAGGAGCGGGAGGAGCTTTGTGTTCTGGCTGGCTAAAACCGCCTTGGAAGGTGTCCGACAGCGGATCAAGATGGCTGTCGTAGTGCTTCACGAACCCGAGCCGGCGAGGCGAATTGCGGCTTTCGCCGTCCCGGGTTTCGGCCAAATAGAGCTCCTGGACGAGGATGTCGATAGCCAAATTGACGGCAGAATCCTTGCCCTTCACGCCCTTGATAACCTCATTACGGGACGGATTTTCGTCCTCGGGCCAGTCGGCAACAAACCGGGTCACCCGCTCCATCAGGATCGTAGGACGCATCTTTCCGTCCGCCGACAGTGATGGCATCTCGATACGCCAGAGGGTCCGAGATGGGTCTGAGGAGTCCAGGACGAACGTTCCGGCATGTTTCCCTGGCGATACGGATCTAAGGCCGCCATTTCGGTCCTTCTCAATCGAGAGGCCGATTTTGCCCAGCTTTCCAGGCGCTGGAGCCATCAGTACCTCCGCCGAGAGATAGGTCCCGTCAACGGCACGCTTCTTGGCGGTACCGCCGATGGCATAACCTGAGGATCTGGCGTCAACACCCTTCGGCAAGTGGTCGATGGTGATAACGCAGGCTCCGACCACGTGGGCCAGAGGCTTACAGACCGCTCGGATAGCCTTGGTGATGTCGTCGTTGTCGGTGGACTTCAGTCCCAACATCGGCACGATTTCACCGAGGGAGTCAACGACGGCAATATCTGGCTTCCACTGGATCATGTCTTGAATGAAGGTCCGGAGACCTTGAATGTCCTCAGGTTCTGCGATCCGGAAGAAGTTGGGGTTGGCGATATAGGCAATGGGTGCGCCCAGAGCGACCAGACGCGTAGCTATCTCAGCAGATCCGTTGTGATCCACGTCAAGGTACACGGCACGGCGTTTCTGGAGCAGCGCCTCAACCACAGCGCACATAGCAAGCCATGATTTCGCTGTTTCAGGGTCGCCGAATATGCCGTTGATGCGGCCAGGGTAGAACAGAGAATGACCATCGGCCCGGACGACCCAGGACGGAGGATCTATCTCAGGGGCTTTACCAGTGAGTAACCAACCAAGGTCAGCATAGATAGAGACCTCTTCGTCATCGTCAAGGCTCGCAGGCTGCTGTCCAGGATCAGAAACAGGTGCCAGGAACTCCTCGACGCTGAACTCCAGTCCCTTGAGCTTTCCGTCGCAGTCTTTGCCGTTGCACTGCTCTCGCGGCTGCATTTTGGCCAAGATGATGCTAATACCGCCGAGCAACATGCGCTTCCACTCAAGTTCAGCGGACGTGATGCCTCGGTCGTTACCGATCACCTGGACGAAGTCGTTACCGACGCGCTGGAGTGAGTAACCAACGCCGGAGTGACCGGTCTGACCCAGACGCAACAGTCCCAACATGAGGTCACGGACGGCATCATGGCGTGATCCTTGGCGACCCGATAGCGCATCTTCCATGTCGTAGAGCTTTCGGTTGACAAGGGCGCACGGAACGCCGGGCGTGCACCATTCGGCAAACGCAACGGCCAATTCCTCGGCATTGGTGTCGAGTCTCTCAGTTGCGGGCGTTGCCAGCTGACCTTTGGTCAGTCCATGGACCCAGGTCATAGGTAATTCCGGCAATGAGTCAACGACTGGACCCGCCCCGATGTTGTTCCGGTTGTCCGGATCTATCCACCGGTAGGTCCGACCTTCTGGGTGAAGAGATGGCCAGACGACCGCATAACGGTGGCCGCGATGGATGGTCTCGATTCCAGGTCCAATTTGGTTCGGCCATTGCAGACCTTCTGGGATCTTGTAGAAGCGGATTCCGCTGATTCCGTCATCTCGGGACGTAACGCGCCAGGTCTCGGGTAATGGACCAAAACTTGCTATGGCCTGGGTCAAGCTTTCAAGGCCTGTTTTGTCGCCATAGGCATCGACGTCGATACCCAGGATATTGGCGGGCATGCGCAGAGCTATGTTTCCATCGCCTTTGGTGTTGATCCAGGTGTCTATCTCCGACGGATCAGGAGACACGTGCGCAAACCGCTTGCCGGTGTAACCCGTGGGCGGATGAGACTTCTTGCCTGCCGGAAGCGGTAGGACGTCAGCCCAACCGAGCTTACGGTAATCCCACGCTGACTGAGCGTAGGGACCGACGATAGTTTGTGATTCTTCCTCAGGCATCATTCAGCTTCCCCTGTTTTCTTTGGCGTCCAGTTGATCCGCCAGCACTTGCCCATGACAGTGATCGAGAAGATTCTGTTGTTGGCAAAGTACGACGGCATAATGATAATTTCGAGGACCGGATTGTACGGTCTGTGGCGAGGAAAGGTCGAGAAGCTAACCTCTCGACCCAGGATGCGTTTCCTCATGACTTACCCGCCCAGCCATCGCCCTTGAAGACGATGCCTGGAGCAGAGTAAACCTTGGTCATCATCTGACCGCAGGCACACTTTGGTGCTGCTTGATCCTCTACGCTTGCGATAATTTCTGTCGTAATGCCGCATGTGGCACAACGAAATTCGTACGTTGGCATGAAATTCCCCCTTCTGAGATTTCTAGTACCAGCTAAATTTGACCCAGTGCGCCTTTGCGGCACAAGGTCCACCCGAACCGTAACGCTCGGAGATATATGCCAATGTGGCAATGAGCTGAGAACGTGGATCGTGCGAGTACTTCAGACCAATGTTCTTGTAGGTCGAAGCCAGCAACTGACCAATTCCCTTAGCTGATGATGTTGGATTCTTTGCTTCGTTGTTCCAGTGTGACTCATTGGTCACAACGTAATCCAGGCAGTCAAACTGTTGCTTCGTCAGGATCTGATACGCCAGATATCGGGCGTCATTTACTTCGAAGTTCAGTAGTGCATCAGGTACGAGCTGAACAACCGGCGTCTGCTTGATGATCTTTGCTACTGGGCGATCAACGAACATTCCGAGGGCAAAGAACATGGCACAGAGTGTCACAATGGTGGACACTAGGCGTTGTTGTCGATGATTAGTCTTCATGTGAACCCGCCATCGCTCGGCAAAATTCCAGCCAGTCGCGATCATCCTCGCGATTCTTGATCCAGTTGTGGACCAACCGAGCGGAATTCCAGCCTACGATAAAGGCGAGAACACTTGCAATTACTACTACCATTTTTTACCTCCTTGATAAGAGAAGAGCCCGAGCGAACCCGGGCCCTTCGTTTTCCGGACTAGAACTTCGGCGTAACGGGTGTTGCGCCTAGTTGTTGCATCAACGCAGCAATAGCTGCCTGGTCCATTGCTGGCGCTGATGGTGTTACCGGTGCTGCAGGAGCGGCCGCAGCAGATTGCGCAGCAGGTTGCGCAAAGGACTTTGACGCTTGTGCATCGACCCATGCTTTAGCGCGAGCAACGTCAGCATCCTGGAAGTTGTTGAGGACCCATGCTGGGTTCCCTTTTCCTGTATCAACAGTGCCGACGCGTGCAAGCACGTTTCGAGATCCGACAGAGAGCTTGTTAGTAATGCCGACGTGCCCAACTTTGACATCAGTCTGGAGCTGGTTGTCTCCGTCAAGGTCAACGAAATCGACCGTGAACTCGTCAATGTCTCCCTTGCGCAATTCGTCGTAACGACGACTGACGCTCTTAACTGCAGTGAACAGCACGAGGTGGCCATTGTGATCCGCTGGCTTGAAGAAACCACCGCCGGATTTTGGTTGTTCGAACATGATATTTCCCTTCTTGTTTCTGTTTTATATTGCGATTTTTGTTCTTGCATGTGCAAGCTCTTCTACGTGCATGCAAATCTCTTCCGCAAGCTGATCCGGAATGATTGCACGCTCCGATTTTGGTCGACCAATGGTTCCAGTGCTAGAACCACGAGGCGCAGCGATGTGGTCAGGAGACCCTGGCGAACACTTAGGACGTGGAACCCACGTATCCAGATCCGTCCAGAGATCGGTCGGCTTCATTCGATCGTCTCCGTAACTACAGTATGTGATGGTGTGACGCGGGAACTGTGCAAGCAATGGAAGCTTACGAAGTACTCCGCGAGGGTTCTCAATCATAAACCCATAGGTCGGATCAAGATCGAGAATCAGATCCCGAAGATGCTCAATTATTAAAAGATTTAACTTGGCGTCTTCGGTTTTTGGTTCGTACGCCAACTTGCCGCCACCCCAATGGTGGTGCAAAGAGGCTACAGAGAATGTGATACACGGAGGCGATGACCAAATGAAATCTGGTCGACCGTATTCGCGGATCAAGCTCTCAGCTTCGAGTTTCATAAATTTCTGAGTATCCGGTCCCTTGTACCGAACGTCCAGATTCCATGTCATGACTGTGTGACCAGCTTCGGCAAATGCACGAGTTGGACTACCAGCGCCAACAGAGAAATCGAAGATGAGAAGACTCATACCTTCTGCTGCTTTCCGATAATCTGCTTTGAGCGTTCTGCCTTCCACTTGAATACTTCAAGCGCTGCGCGGAATACGCCAAACTCAGCCTCGGTGACATCCATTTCCACAACCTTGCCCGTGCCTTCTTTTGGCGCGTGCCAAATCTGACAACGAGTAATCTGTGGAACAGGAAGTTCAGTCCCATCAGTAAGGAGAATGTTCTCGGCATACTTATATGCAGCAAGCTGAATGGCATAGTCCGGATAGACACCGGTCGATGTTTTCAGATCCACGAGGGTGACTTCTCCGTCGATGATATGGATTCCATCAAATGAACCTGCATAACCATATCTGTGCGACCAGACGGTGCCTTCAATGGAGATCGGTTGAGGTTGAACCGCTTTGAGAATTGCGCGAAGATTACGTGCGGCTTCGCCCAAGCCTGGCGGATCGAACGGTGAGTTAATGTCCACTTGTCCGCGCAGCAGAGCTTCGCAGTACTCATGAGCATCAGTACCAGCGGCAGCAGCACGATCTCGTGTGCGCCATGGTGATCCCTTGAGCATGTCGATAGCTGCGTCAGCAGGCAAATCAACCCAAGCGGATTTATTGTTGGCCGCAAATTCTGCAACGCTCTTGGCAGCCCAACGCGGAAGCGCTGGTTTGTCCAGGACGTTCAGAACTGTGGTGACCGAAGGAACAACTTCGCCAGAAACCGGGTGCGAATAACCGCGACCAGTCCCGACGGTGACCGCAAGAGCAGGACTCGTCATTTCTTCGCCTCATTGTGTTGCTGGACAACCAGAGCAATCGCCAAGGCGCGTGTTCCGATCTCCTTCAACTCCTCCTCGAGCTCGCGGTAGCGAAACTCGCGTCGCAAAGTATCCGCTTTCAGGATCTTTGCATCTAATTGCTGGACAGCAGACCAGAGCGGTTCGACTCCGAACTTGAACTGGTAGTGCTCAGCATTCTGGATAAACGCATCATGCGCTGATGTGAACAGCTCATGACTCGTTAGTGCCAGCTCCTTCGTTTTTCCCATTTTCCCCTTCTTTCCTTGGTTCACCATAGCCAGCGTCGCGAAGAAGCTGAACCATAATCTTGAGCGGCACGATTGCCGGCCAATTCTCGATACTCGCCGGGCCAAAGCCATCAGGCCGCAGAACAGCGACGGGGATGATCCCGTCCTTGATCCGCTCCGCTGCCTGATTCATGGCTTCAGTGACTGGAAACCCCCGACGTGCTTTTACTTCCCAGTCAATTCCCACGGTTCCTGTGACGTCTGTTCCTGAGCGACCGGCCCCGGTCGATTCAGCAAACGGCCAACCATGATCCGCGAGATAGTTCGCGACAATCTTCTGAGAAGCGTAGCCGCGATGTTTTCTGTGTTGACTCATACAATCCGTTCTCGTGCCTGGAAGACTGCGCTCTCAAGCCAATGCTCGAAAGTCGTCAAGCCTGGCAAGTACAGATTTGCTTGCCAACCATAAAGTATCGCCCGAGCGGTCAAACTGATGTCATCTATGGAATGTTTCGACCATAAAGGTTCGTAATCCCAAATTCCATCGTCAATTGCGCGTAGCTGCTCTGCCTTTTCAATATCGCGGTGGTATAAGTGCATGGAACCCACAGTGTGCGAGTACCAACCCATGGGCAAGTCCAGAGCTTTAGCAATAGCGCCTTGGAGTGCGGCAAACTGAACGAGATCATAGGGCAGACCCAACCACACGTCGTTTGACCGCATCGAAACGCGCATGCAGAGTTCTTGGTTCCGGATAAAGAATTGAATGGTCAAGGTGCAAGGAATATCCTTAGCCTCGAAATCCAGATCCTGGACAGAGTTGTAGATGGTCAGAATTGCCTGGCGTGAATCAGGATCACGCTTGAGCAAGTTGACGACCTTTTCCAGCTGGCCATAAACACGCATGCCGTAGGCGCCGTGGAAAACACCGCCGTCGAGGTAGTTCTGGAAGACGGATGATCCAGAAACTACCAGTTCAGGCGCTGTGGTTGTCCCGACCAGCTGAAGCGCCTCGACGGCTCCGATGAAAGGCTTGAGATCTCGGTACTGAACTTCATAAGGCATCAGCCACGGGCGCTGGATCTTGAAAGTCATGTTGGTAACTTCCTGAGTATCTTGGCCACGAGGAGAGATTTTGTCTCCGTGAACGAGGCAAATCCCGATAGCGGACTCGACTACTTCTGACGGGGTTTCAACTTCAAGAAACATGGATCAAATCCCTTTCTAGGCTATCGGACTCAACAATTCGGCAATTTCGGATGGTCTCTGCCAGATCCAGGTACAAGTCCTGAGCTCTGAGAACGTCCGGAATCTGATCCTGCTCGCCGCGCAACATCAGGGTGTTACTGATGGCATCAGGTGATCGGACAACGACGATGATTTCAGCGCCCATTTCTTCCAACATCTGGTTGCAGAGGTTGAATGACTCACGGCGCTTGAAAATAGAAGGACGGTCAAAGATATGCGGCCAAATCATCTCGCCCACGTGCCAGCGGTCCAGGATGATGTCCTGATCCTCGTCAGCAGCAATAATCGGGCTGATGTATTCCTCGAACCAATGACTGTGGCGTGGAATTCCAGCGTGCATGAGAATACCGCCTTGAGTCTTCTGGAGCCATTCGGCATGAGACGTCTTGCCTGTGCCGTCGACTCCTTCAATGATGGTAATCATGCGCAATCCTTTGGGAAACCCTCGTCGTACTCGCAACCTTCTGACACGGAGCACATGACTCCCGAGTCGTCAAAAGCTCGCTTGCACTCTGGACATTTGCCCCAGACGCCGTCGTATCCTTGATCCTGGCGGATCATGTTTCGGTCGGCCTTTTCCATATACCGCTCCTGGACTTCTTCGGCGGTAGCGCCAGCGGCCAAGAACAGGTTGACCAAGAAGTGCATCACGTCAATAAGCTCGCCGACGTAGGCGTCGCGATTCAGGTGTCGACTTGTCGCCCATGGCTTCCAGCCGACTTCGGCTAGAGCTTCGTGCAATTCGTCCGTTGCTGCTAAAACCATGTCCCGAATGAACTGGTTTCTGGTCTCATCGTCCATGCGGTGCGGATCTATACCGAAAGACTCCCGCTGAAGCTGAGACTGGCGCATAAAAATTAGGTCAAGCATTGTTCCCCCTCGAGATGTGAGTTACTTCTATGTCTAGTTGTGAAGCTATGTTGTCAAGCAGATCCTCTGGATAGACTTGAGGATCTATAGGAACACCGAAGAACACCCGGCGAATCCCGTGAGCAGCAATGAGAGGCAAACATGCCTGACATGGCCGATGCGTTACTGCCAACAGTCCGCCGCGGGTATCCTGAGGCGTGCAGTAGCGAAGCGCGTTGACTTCAGCATGGATCACGAACGGGCGACGTGCTTCCCGATCATCCCAGTCAATCTGAACACCCGATGGTGCGCCATTGTAGCCAATGCCAGCGACAGAATTATCTGGTCGCAGAACAACAGCTCCCACTTGGAACCATGGATCTTCACTTCGACTCGCTGCAGTATCCGCCAACATCAGGGCATATTCATGCCATTCAGGGCGAAATCTCATACGCTGACCAGAATCTCAAGCTCTCCGTCATCATGGACAGCAACTTGATATCGGCACGATTTGCACTCATATCGTGTTTCAAGATATTGGCGAGAACGCCATTCAACCATATCAACGCCACAATGTTTCATCGGTTTGACCTGCCCCTGCCATCAGCGGATCGGACAATTTGCTGAACGCGACTGACGGAAATATCCAAAACGTCAGCGATTTCAGCGTATGTCCATCCTTCAGCACGCGCCGTGTTGATGATGCCAAGGAAATTCTTGCGATTTTCCTCAGCAGTTTTTGCATGATTATGCATCTCGCGATGCCAAATCTTTAGCTGATCCTCAATTTCTTCGTCGTTCATCGGCGATACTGCGCTTCTGGAACTGACAATTCCATTTTGCTAGCAATTCGACGACGCGCATCGCGCAGTGCGTCTTTTGACGTGCCGTGATAATTCGTGAACTGACCGACGTATTCCATAGCGTGAGGCAATTCGCCCTTGTAAATATCGACTTGCCATGCCTTTGGTGCGCATTCGCCAGGACGATTGACTTTTATGGTGTACAAAGTCTGATCCAGAACAGCTGTGTGTGTTGCCATTTTCCCCTTCTTTCAACGAGCCAGGCGGCCCGATGGGAGAAGTCTACCCCACGGGAATAGGCAAAAATGGCCAAAAAACACCCTAAAAATAAAAAAAATTGGCCCTAATTTAGGGCCTAAAACTGCATACCTATCTACTCCAGGGGGGTAGTATTCTCTATATCGGAGCGGCCCCGCCCCGAAGAATCAGGAGCAAGAAATGAAAGAACGTTTATGGATCGGAACGCAAGGCGAAATTACTTGCGAGGAGCACGCTGGATTTTTATTGAAGTCAGCTATTCAAGCTGATCCTGAAACATGGCATCATGAAACTGAACTTGATTGGTGGATTCGCTATAACAGCGGAGAATATAAGTGTGAAACTTGCGTACAAGTCGAGCGCAAAGCGCTTGCAGCAGCGAAATAAGGAGCGACAAATGACTGTTTATCAAGAAATTATTGCAAACGGCTTGAACGTTGATGCTGACACTGCTGAGAGTGTTCGCGATTTTATTTGCAAGTATTTTGATTTCGAGTGGTGTTCTGCAACGATTTTAGACATTGTAAGAGTCGCTAAATACGCCAAAAAAATGATGGACGATGATGTTTTCTCACAGATTGGCGCATAATGAAACGCGAGATTATTGAGAAAATTGCCAAACTCGAGCGCGAGATTCGCGAACTTCGAGGTTTTCCGTCCATGCAATTCCGTAAAAGAATGGAAATTGAAGCTCTTCAGGATCAGTATCGAAAGTTAGGAGACGAATAAATGCTCAGTCCTTTAGGATCATGGCTGATGTGGTTCACCATCAGCGGCTTAATTATCGCATTCTTGAAAGAGAGTCTATAAAAAAATAAAGCCGTCCATAGCGCTAGCAGAAGGGGTTGCTAGTTCTATGGACGGCTTTTTACTATTTTTCGGTGGCTAGTTCTCCACCCAAACCCATATACGCGGCGGCGTCAATCCATCCGTCAACCTTTTCCGGTGTCTGGACGAGACGTGCGACTTTCACTTGATTCATGCACAGAGCTACTTGATGCTCCGAAACCTCTATGCCAAGCACAACGCTCCATAGCGCTGCAATGCGGCGGAAGTTATCCTGAGGAGTTCCGTACTCTTGCTCTCGATCGTTGTACGTCAGCCGAGTGGCTTCATCCAGGATCTGCTTGCGGTTCATCTTTGCCCCCTTGTCGTCTTTTGCGCCCTTGGCTAAATTACAAGGAGCGCACAAAGCTTGTAAATTCTCTTCGTCGTTTGTTCCGCCTTTTGACAGCGGGATTACGTGGTCAATGTGAGGTTCAACCTCAAAAAGACTTGCGCCGCAGTGCTGGCACGTGAAGCCCGATTTAGCAAGAACCCGCAGGCGGATCGTCTGTGGAAACGAAATCCTACCTACGGGTTTCTGCTCTCGGGTACTTTTAACAAGTGCTCGAATGTCCGACCGTAGTGACATAGACTACTTCCGGCATCGGCAACCATTATGCTGACCGCGTTTGCGGTGCTTGATAATGTTGGCAGGTTTGGCGTCATATCCGTGCTCATTCAAGAGACGAGAAATAGCTGCCGCTGCGATGTCGCGGTTGTCCACGAGTTCGAGCAGAGCTTTTCGATCTTCTGAGTTCAGATCCTCAAGAATGCGCGAAACCTTGCAATGATAACCTTGCTGGATTGGCGGATTCTTAAGAAACGCGTCAATTGCGTCTTTTAAGCCCATGAAACTATGCCGCTTTTGCCTTAAGCTTTTGGTAAATAGCTTCGACTACTGGCTGTCCCACCGCAATCAAGGCTGCCCAAGCAACCTTCTTGATGCTGTGATTTCCGGTCTGATAAATACCGACCGCAGTGACCACGAGCGCATAGATGTAATGCTTGACAAGATTCTTAGTCTTTGCTGAGATCTTCATTGTTGCCCTTTCTAGGCGACGGTGCTGAAATAATACTAGAGCGATGCGAGAAAGCTCGTGAGTGGGAAGTTCACTCCAGGATCAACATGACCGCCAATCACCTTGTGAGCAATAGTGATGTCGTGGTGAGTGCAAAATCCCTTTGTCTTACCGTCCAGGATTTCCTGAGTGGTCAGATGATGCGCTGGGATGCTGTACTTCGCCATCAGAGTCTTGCATAATGCCGTAGCTTGAGCAAGGACGCCCCGGGAATACGGGTTGGCCCACTGGGCGACCGTGAACCCGGCTTGTCCGGTGAGTTCGATGCCGATGGACTCAACATTGCGCTCGTAGACATCGCAGTGCCAGGCGACATCGGCATCGTCCACGCTCTGAACAACCTGAGCTGAGTCAACCATGTAATGCGCCGAGGCTTGAGGAGCAGCAGGACCTGCAAACCACTGGGCCAAGTGTTGTGCTTGGCCCGGAAGTTGCTGATTCTCTGCTGAATGAAGAACGATGATCCGGATGGGCTTGCGCTGTCCTGATCCTGGAGTGTAATGCTTTGCAGTCGTTGTCACTGGTAAATCAACCTTTCTGCAAGGTCTCCTGGCGTAACCAGAAAGTCCTCTTTCTCAAACAGCGGTAATCCAGCCTTGCGGTAGCACTCAGCCACCAACTCGGAGCAGATATAGCCGTTCTTGGTGGATAAATAACGCATCAACCGCGTGTTGGCAAGGATTTTCAAGCCAAGGATACGGAAAGCAAGATCGGCAATGACAAAAAAACCGTACGGCTTGCCGATGATTTGGCGCGCTTGGGCAACAATAATCAAGCGCTGCTGGTCGCTGAGAACCTCGTGTTGGTTCCACGCGACATAAGGATACTTGGACAGCGGACTGATTTCGACGCCTTTTGGATTAGCTTCGATAATCTGGTCGCTGCCAATATAGATAAAGGTGTGATTCCAACGGGAGAGAGTGCCGATGCGGATCAGCTTACCCATCAACCCGTTGGTCTTCACACAACCGTAGTCTCCCGGACGAGGCTTAAAGGTTGTCGTCATCTATGGTGTCCAGAATGTGCTCAAGGTTTTCTGTTTGCTGGCGCTCCAACTTGCGGATTTCGCGCAGGATCAAGGCGTCACGAGTCGTTTGACCGATCATGGCAATACCGATCACCAATTCAACGGTAACCGCCAACCAAGAGGCAAGGTTCATCCACTTGATATAGGCTGAGGTGTCGCCAAACCAGCTAGGACGGATCCACCAAACAATGGTGACCGTCGTCCAGAGAATGACAAAGTACCAAGTACGGATCAAGTTCTGAACCATCCAGGAAATTTGCTCGCTGAATGTCAGGCTATCGCCAGTCTTGGGATGCGTGAATTTCTTCTTAAACATCAGAGCCTCGCTTTCGACGAATGCCCCTTTTGCTGGTATTTTCAGTCTTAATGATGTATGTGATTACCCGATGAAAAATCCACCAGATAACGCCCCCGATTGCCCCGATTGAGAATGTAAATCCATAAAGGATATTTGCCCAGTCTGACCAGTCGTTAAGTGTTATTTAATTGTTCCTTACTATTGAGGTTTATCCCCTGCCTCTATTTTACCAAGTAATAACTTTAATGTGATGTTTTCCTGAACCAATTCTCCTATGAGTTGTCTGAGACTTGCAATAATCTCGTCGCTGCTCACTTGTGGCATTACTTAGATTCCAATGTGGCAACACGAGCAGTTAATTCCTGAACAGCTTTGACCAATGGTGCTATGAAATAATCATAAACAAGGCCTTGACGAGATTCTGAATCTGTTGGGTCGTCCATAGTCCAACCAGCGAAATCAAGGTCAGGATTGTCTACCAAGCCCTCGAGCGCTGCCTTGACTTCTTGTGCGATGAATCCATAATGGCGTCGTGTGCCAGCGATAGGAGTTGCAACCGTTTCGCCTTTGTCGTCAATAGTTGTTTTGACATTTCCAACGTTCATCTTAAATGACACTGGATTGAGCTTGCTGATGAAATTCAAGCCGAGAGCGGCTGGCTGAATATCATTCTTGACTCGTTGGTCCGAGGTGTTAATTGCGGAGTGTGCGGAATAAATATAATTCCAACGAAAAGAACTTGAACCTATTGAATAAGCTGCGTCAATGCCTGAGCCAGTGCTATCTCCGGGAACGATATGTCCCTGCGATACCCATCCAGCACTTGAAGAAACCGATGCACCACGAAGATAAGATCCAGTTGAATTGCCCGATGCCAGACCTGCTTGCGCTCCTATTGCGCGATCCGTAATAAGTGCATAAGAGCTAGCAGAACTGTTTGGATATAGGGCTGTCGTTGCCCCTGAGTTTGTGATGTAACCGTTGGTCGTAAATTGCCATCCAGACGATGAATTCCCAATCCAGCCAGAGGTTGCTTGAATTGTCCCGGTAATTGTGGCGCTAGAAGCCGTCAATGCGCCAGCGGAAGTGACGTGAAATGTGCCAGATCCGTTGTTATATTCAATCGAGCTAATGGTTCCGCTAGTGATTTTGCCAGCGTCTAGGTTAGCGATGACGGAACTGGTGATTGGTGAGGAAACCCATGATGAGCCGTTCCATGCCCACTGGCCGATAATGTTGCCGCTTAGGTATTGCCACCAGATGTCTCCGGTATTTGTGCCAGAACCAGAAGGAGTGCTTGACGAGTAGGTAATTTTATTTTTGCCGTTGGCTGATGTTTGTGCGGAATTTGCAGTTGAGAGGGCTGTTGAAGCATCTGAAGCGGCCGTGGAAATTGCAGTGTCTTGAACGTCTGCCCAAGTGCTTCCATCCCAACGGTGTTGCTTGTTTCCGTTGCTGATGTCGAACCATATGTCGCCAATGGCGCTCGCTGTTGGTGTCGGATTAGCGTAGAAGGTGGTCGTTGTCTGGACCGTAGCGATACCGCCGGCATCAGTGTCAAAATCGGTTGATACGTACCACGTCGACTCTGGGATGGGCGTATTAGTAATCTGCGGTGCTATTGGCATCTTTTACCCCTTAGATGGTGATTGAGTACGGATTCATCGGTGACGTGTTAATTTCTACGCGCCATGATGTTGGAGTAATACTGTGATTAAAGCCTTCAACAACGCAATACAGCTCAAGGGTTCTGCCGTCAACCGTGGTTCGTTCAACGGTTACTTGGTCGCCGATCTCCAGGGCAAGAAAATCAGGATACAAAGCGCCCAGGGCAAATGCAGAGAACTGCACGGATTGAACGAGGGGCTGGGGATTGTGATCCTTAAATGACAGATACTTAGCCAATTCGTCGGCGTCGCTGTCGTTGAGGATTGGAGCGTTAACGGTTATGGTCTTGAGGCCGAACGCAGTAGTAGAAGGTAAATGGCGGAAACGTCGCTGTGTTGCACCGTCCCGCTGAATAATAGCTTCGTTGACGACTTGATACGTGCCAGGAGTTGTCTCCAGAACGTCGTATTCAATGGTGCCATCAGCGCGAGAGTCAGACAAGAGAAGACGTGTCGGACGGTTGAACTTGTCGGATAATGGCAAGAACGTAGCTGTACCATCGCGGCTGATATAGAAACGACCCGCCTCGCATGAGACCGCTTGTTCGATGAGCAATTGAAGGGTTGAAGCTTGAGTTGTTGCTTGCATCTGCACTGATCCGGTAAGGCTGCGAGAATCAACCCAGTTGGCGTAGTCAAGCATGCGACCTACGCGCGAAGCGGTTGTCTCGCCAGAGTGCCCTGCCGGAGACAATGCCTGGGCGTACATTTTGGACAAAAGGGCAATGCCGTCTGTAAAGGTCATGGTTGCCGTTGGTGAGAAACCCTGATCCACGAGGTTGGTCTCAAGGTATCCAACAAAAAGGTAGTACCCGACAGTCTGCCACGTGGCAATAATGCGCGTCTTCAGTCCCGCCTGTAGCTTATTAACGCCAGAGACAACGTACGGAGAGCCCGAACCGGTGTACTCAGGATCATAGTAACCACTGAAATTATCAAGAACAATGGTGGCATGACCGGGGTCGTTTTTCTGATCCGCTCGGGTGCGTCCACGGGTAAGACTGAGTTCACGGAGATCGGCAATGTTAACCCGGACCCAAGAACCGTTGATATAGAACTCAACAGCAATGGTTGGACCTACGGTTGAACCATCAAGAAATGACGTCATATTACAGTCCTAAGGCGGAGATAGGTGCACCCTTGCGGCGCAGAAGCTGAGCCATCTCGTTGCGTACCTGGAGAACCAGATCCTTCTGGGCAATAACTGAGCCCTGGACGTTGATTGTCACATTCATCCCCTGTCCCATCCCTGTTTTGCTCAAAGGTACAACTGCTTCAGGACCAGCTTCGCCAATTAAGGCAACAGTCGGCGTGCTTACCACTCCGCCTTCAGCAAGGTGAGGGATCTTCGGGATGTTAATTCCGAATTCAGCTCCACCAAGGAATGAAGGCAGCTTGATATGAATTTTATCTAACAGACCAATTGCGCCGTTGATGAGGTCAATAATGCCGTTGACTTCCATCTTGAAGCCGTCAACAATAAAACCAAACACCTTGGAAATAGCGTCACCAACAACTTTGACTATGTTCCACAGATCCTTGAACACGTTGATGACAATAATAATTGCATCTTTTACGGCGCCGACAGCAATAACAGTTGCTTTCCAGGCAGCCAGTAAAACAACGCCAAGAACGGGGGCCAAAACCGTAACAATAAAGTCTCCCAAAGCTTTCAGGATTGGAAATACTGCAGCAAAGACCTCTTTAATGTCTCCCCATATTTTGCCTAAATCTTTACCAAGACTACTGAAAATTCCCATAGAAGTTCCAGTTTTCTCAAAATGCTGACCCATCTGAATAATCCAGCCAACAACTTCTTGAATAAACGGAACCAGCTTACCAACGACATTGCCAATAGCTTCAAACGCCGGGCGTAAAAGAGTAGTCAAAATTGGCACGATTTTTGCAAAGCCTGACGCTAACGCAGTCAGCGCTGGATAGAGATACTGACCAAGCTGAACCTGAAGACCAGACATGGCGGCGGTGAATTCACGGTGAGCCATGATATTTGCCTGAACAGCTTTGAGGTTATTTGCTGTGAGGACAAGGCCGTATTTCTGGGCTTCTTGCTCAAGTTCAAGCAAACCCTGGCGTCCCTTGTTGAGGAACGGAAGCATCTGAAGTCCGGATCGTCCGAACAGGTTGACAGCCTCGGCGGTCTTCTGCACGCCGTTAGGCATCTTGGAAAACTTGTCTGCGGTCTCGAGCAGAAGTTCGTTCATGCTCTTGATATGACCAGAGGAGTCGCGGGTGCTGATTCCAAGATCGGTAATTGGCTTCTTGTTTGCAAGAACTACCTGCGAGAACTTCTTCAGGGTCATCTGAGCCTGATCCGCGGATAGACCAGTCTCCTCGAAGGCAAAACGAAGCTTAGAAGCATCCTCAGCAGTTCCACCCGTGACGCGCTGGATCTGGAGAACCTGACCGCCGACCTCTTGGAAAGCGTTGATAGACTCTTTTGCGAAATTCTCAACCTGAGAAACAGCGCTCGTGAGGATATTGCCCGAGAACACGCCTGCGGCAATGTTCTTAATCTTAGAAAACGCTCCGCCGGTATTCTCAGCCTCTTTACCGATCTTCTTTAGCGTTGCCGATGCGGATTTGTCATAACCGTAGACATTTACACCAAGATCTGTACTGGGCATTATGTCTCCTAGTCTTCGCTGTTATTGGCTTTTGCCGCTGCTATTAAATCGTTGATAAGTGCCAGTTCTATGTCCCAGACATTAAACGGAGTAATTCCTGGGTAGAAATGACAGAGTAAAGCTATGTGCTTACGGATATGACCTTGGGTACCGCCGCGGATCAGACCGCGACTGATTACTCTTTTGGGTCGGTAACTCCTGCGGTGATTTCGTCAATGGAGTACGTATTCAGAACGTCATCTACCGAAACAATCTTGCCCGCACGGGTCATGCAGATCCAGGCAAGCGCGTAGAGCGCCTTCACCTTGGAATATGCTGGATTTGGATAGAGCTTTTCGCCCTCGGACAGGGTTGACAGAAGTGTCAAACCATCAAGGCCAAAAGCCTCTTCAATGGTAATAATCTCGCGACCTGTTGGGCCTTGAGTATTGTTCTCGCTCGGAAGATCGAACGATTCACCGCGGATAATGAGTGGCATAGTTTCCCCTGTTCTATTTGATAAGACCCGTTTCTGACATTGCGTCAAGAAACGATTTTGCTACTTCTTCCTGAATCTTTGGTCGATACGGCAACGCTGTGCGCAACATAAATGGGCGAGGTGACTGCTCTACCCAGCTGCCTTTATATGTTCCATTTGTGGCACCACGATCCGCAAAGACCGGGTGACGCCACGCCTTGCGGGACAATCCTTCCATATAGCGCGGAAGTTTCTTGTATTTACCGGTCTTGTTTGCGAAGGTGGTGCCAGAAATGTGGATACGAATACTGAAACCCCGTTTAGAATTCGTAGCGTTAACCTTTGTCTGAACTGCAGCAGCAATGCCAGAGCGGAACCCCAGCTCTTCTTCTCCGCGCTGCGCCTTAACTGCTGGTGATCCCGATTTTGACGGGATATTTAATGCTGCCTGCTTAACATCATTAGCAATGGGTTTGGCAATGGCGGTCAAACGCCGGCGCAGTTGTTTCTGTGCACTGACGTCAATCGTCTTCACGGCCTTGTAGAACTTCACAAGATCGGGAGAGTCGATATTGACCTCCATTGCCGCCATACTAGAGGGAGCTGTCGCTTGTCTGGTAGATGATGGTCAGAGGTTGGTCTGATCCGTTGTCGTACGCAGTGAAGGTCATCGCGACGTCAATAACGCCTGGACCTGGAACCTTTGGCGTGTCAGCATCAAACTTCACAGCAGAAACTGTGATGCTGAGGCTTTGCTTGTAGGTACTAGCAATTGTTGCGCCGGTGAAGGTGAGGTTCAACGCAGCTGAAGCATCGGTGAGATACTTGTTCAGCAATGTCAGATCCGTAAATTCAGCGGTAAGCTTACCGGTGATCTTGCGGAAACCGTTGACAATTTGCTCAGCCTTAGCACCAGAAGCACCGAGGTTGTAACGGTCATTCTTAATGACGTTATCTACGCTAAGAGTGAAGTCCTTAACGTTAGCAACTGACGTTCCGTCAACGGTGATTGCACCTTGTGCGAAGTGGAAGATAGATCCGTTGAGAGGATATGACGCGGTAGCCAAAGCGGTCGAGGTTGAGAAACCGGCGCCGTCAACGCTGAACTTACCGGTAGCAAGTCCGCCAGCGGTAACTTCGAGCTCCCATGAGGAGATCTTTGCACCGGTGATGGTCTTAGGTACTACAGTTCCTGTGTACTCTGGAACGCCAACCTGAACAGTTGCTGAGCGACCGTAGATGTCACCAAGGGTAAATGTGTAGCTATAAACACCGGTTGACACTGTTGTTGGTGAAGGAGCAGTTCCTGTAGCCAAAGCCAAAAGCTGACCAAGACCGTTGGTAGGAAGATCGAGCATAATTTCGCCGGTTGCATCGAATGTTGTAACAACACGACGCTGTGAGCGTGGAAGCAAGCCACCAGCACGAAGACCTAGACCTTCGACTGTTTTCTTGTTGTAGTTGATGCCTTCTGACGTGAACTCGTAGAAACGAGACACGGTGACGGCGGTGTTAAAAGTCGTCTCGAATGCGATTCCCAGTTGGGAACCAATTCCGGCGCCGATTGCCATGTTATCTCCTAGTTAGCTGGAGCAGCAGGTGCTGCTGGGGTTTCAGGGGTTGGGGTTGATGCTGGTGTTACTGCTGATGCTGCCGCTTGATCCGCTGGAGCCCAGTTCGATGTTTGCTCCAACAAGGAAGCTGCAACTGCTGCATCTGCAACATCGAAAGTTGTATTTGCCGGGACGGACAGACCCAAGGAGGGAATGTACAAGTCGCCCAGAGGTGAGATGTTCTTGATTTTTGCCATGATTTCTCCTTAGATTCGTGCTCGGTAAAGAATAGTGAAGTCGATTACTACCGCTGATCCGGCGTTGGTCTGCATCTGGCGAATTCTGTGGCTGTCAAGGCCCGAGTACAGAACAGCGCCGCTGAAACTAGGATCAGAACGGATGATGGTGTCCACTGCAGACAAGAGGGTCTGGGCATTTGCCCGATTTGTGCTCATGTTGGTATCACCGCTCTGGGCTACCAGCATGCAATTCAGGGTACCGTCTTCGAACATCTTGTAGTTACCGACGAGTTCCCAGTTGTTCTTCGACTCTGAGGCGATAACGTCGCCGGTCTCATTTCCATCATGTCCGACCGCAATATAGCTGCCAGGATATGAGTCAATGTTAATGTCAGGGCCGTCGTAAATCTGAATGCCCGCTAGAAGCGATGAGGACTTGAAAGCCGCCAGCACGTTGGTGATGAGGTTTTCAATTGCCGAAACTGTTGCCACTAGAGGATACCTGGCAGGCTAATAGGATCAAGAAGTTCCATGACACGGCGTGGCATAGAGAAGGTTGACGCTGAGTAGAAGTCATCGCCGTTCTGGTTGCGGCTAATAACGTTCATAGATCCGCGCTGGGTCTGCCAGAGGTGACGAACAAGTTCCAGGACGCCTTGCTTGGCTTGAGGATGAGGATTGACATAACCAGCGACATAGGACACGGTGATATTGCGTGCGCCGGGTGCCCAGATACCGAAGAAGTTGGGCTCGTTGAGCGAACCGGAGGTTACGCGATCCAAGCGCTGACCCGTGTAGTCCAGGGCGTAATCTGTTGATCCTAAAGTGATGCCGTTCTCGACTACGCTGAGAATCGTGATAGCACGTGGGTGAAGAAGGCGGAGAGTCTGCTGGTTGCCGTCGTAGACTTCATTAGTGAAGGTCTGGCGGCCAAGGATTGTTCCGGTGTAGTTCTGCGCCATTTCAGTCGCAGCATCCAAGAACCGATACAGCTCAAGGTCGTTTGTGGTAACGCTTTGAGAAATGTTGAGATGATCCTTGACTTCGTCCATTGACACAATAGACAGAGAATTAGAATCGCGGACGGTAAATTCATCAGCATAAGAGCTAGCATTGGTTCCGGTAGCAACCCAGAAAACAATGTGCCGTCCTGCTTGTGTAGGGACGTAGGTTGAGTCGTATAGACCAGTCGCGGAGTTGGTAACGCTGGGAGTTACCGTAGATCCGTCCGGAAGGGTAATAGTCAAAGTGACTGAGGTCGCGTTAGCGTTAGCTCCGTTGGCATCGGTGATTGTTACGCCGATGGGTACTTGGCTTCCAAGGAAATAGGTCGTCGCCATGTTATCTGCCCTTCATTTGTGGAGCGGAACTAACATGTTGCGCCATGTTGCCGCGGAAAGAGGTGTAGTTATAGCTGAACGCATGCTGATTATAGCTTACGCCAGCCTGATTGTAAGAATAGTGAGAAACATTGCTAGCAGTAGAAACACGCGACAGCATACTTGGCGCTTTGGCCTGATGCGGTTGCATCGTGCTAGTCGTCATTCAGTGCTCCTTCGTAATGCGTGAGATTTTCTATGAGGCGAGAATCACTGGGCGCAAGATTGGCGGCGAGTTTGCCGTGATGTAGCGCTTCAGCGTATTTCCCACTGTAAAAGTATGCAACCGCCAGGAGATCGTGGGGTAACCATGACCATGCGTCAGGTTCGCAGAGATACTCGAGGGGTTGTTCTGTGATGTCCAGGGCAGACTCGGCAAAAGCAATGGACATCGTCCACTTCTTGATCCGCTGGTAATGCTCAGCTAAATCCAGGCGTGCTTCCCGTGATCCTGGAGACTCAGCCACCGCCTTGAGTAACCATGACTCTCGATTCTGCGGCTCAAGCTTTGCCAAGTAACGCATAGAAGCAGCTCTCTCTGGTGCCCAGACGGCTCTAGGGAGCGCAAGATGTCGCTTGAATTGCTCTGCGGCCTCATCATTCATCTGGTGAAAGAAAAGCTCACGAGCATAATAGAAACAGTTGCGGTCGTCGTCCGGATCCTCGTCGATAGCTAGCTTGAGGAGCGGAAAGTACTGACCGCGAGATTTTGTGTTGTCTGGATGGTGGTGAATCTCGACATTTGTCCAAGAGATTATCTCAGTGATTCCCCGAGGAGTCAGGGTTTCATGAACCGGGTGTTTCCAGAAATAGCCCAGGCGAGAATGAATCTTATCACCGCCGTAGACCAGACCTTCAAATCCATCGTCCTTCCAGGACCAGACGTATTTATACCGGGGACGGGTGACTTCAGGATCAAGGTTGTCCAGGGTCTGTCTCCAGCCGGGAATAAGGACTTCGTCCATATCCAGAGCAATACAGAGATCGAAATCCTCTGGGACAACGTCCAGGGACTGATTTCGAGCCGTATCGAACCGCCAGGGTGAGACCTTGGTCTCGTAGACCTGAATGCCTAAGGATCTGGCGAGCTCAACCGTGTTATCGGTCGATCCAGTATCCATTATGACCAGCAGGTCAGCCTCTTTCGCCGACTCGTACCATGTCCTGACGAATTGCTCCTCGTTCAGGGCAATGGTGTAGACCGCAATCTTCAATGTTAGCCCCCTGATATTTATTAGCTAAAAAGTGCTGCGATTTGCTCGCCGGTAAGACCCAGTGACTGGAGCTTAGCCTGAGCGGCCAATTTAGCGTCAGCTTTGGCCTGATCCGCTGCGGCTCTAGCCTCGGCGTCAGCCTGAGCTTGAGCTGCCTGCTGATCTCTTTCGGCAATTTCTGCTGCTGTCAGCGGGATCTCTGTGACCTCACCTGTAGCGCAGTTGACTTCAATTCGTGTATCAGCCATTTGTTACTTCTTTCCATGAGGTAGTTGGTTCATCCCAAGAATACATTTTGCCATCGGCAGGATAAGCGACAGGCGCTTGCCATTGGTACTTATCGTCTAGCTTCCATGATCCGAAAGGCTGAGGGGCGTAAAAGACATCGTGGGTTGGATTGTATGAATACCCAATTCCGGCATAGTTAGCCCGAATCGAGCCATCCATCGCAGTCTCTACCCACTTGCCGCCGAGAGAATCTACAAACGATTGTCCAGCGACTATTACCTGTGTGACGATGTTGTTGTCATTTATTTCTGCAAAGTATTGTGTCATTTATTCCTCCTAATATGCATATCGAACAATAACTAGACCAGAACCGCCGTTGCCTCCATTTTGAGTGTCTGACCCACCACCGCCACCAGAGCCTGTATTGGCAACACCGTTGGCACCTGCATTTCCCGGATACGCTCCGCCCGCACCGCCGCCTCCTGCGCCACCAGCACCAGCGCCGCTTCCTAAGTATTGAGCGCCGCCACCGCCGCCAGCGATATAACCGCTAACACCAAGTCCTGTTGCAGAAAGCCACGATGACCAAGTGTTTAAACCAGCACCGCCTGCACCGCCAACGCCAGCAGAACCATTCATTGCAGCGCCTGCTCCACCAGCACCGCCACCACCACCGCCACCGTAAGCCGTTGGGCCTTCTGCTCCTGCGCCACCAGCATTTCCGTAACCAGTCGCGCCGCCTGATGTTCCTTGTGTTGCTGCTGCCGTGCTTCCTGTTCGGCTTGCACCGCCAGATGAACCACCAGCAACTGCGTTTCGGCTACTTTCACCTCCGCCGCCACCGCCACCATTTGCCGTAATGCCAAAAAATGTTGAATTTGTTCCTACTGCACCTGGGCTGCCATAAGAACCACCAGCGCCAACTACTGCGTTATAACTTGTGGCAGTCATTAAAGCAGGTGTTAAATAAGCAACTCCTCCCGCACCGCCGCCGCCGCCTTTATTAGTTCCTCCGCCACCACCACCAGCAACGACTAGCACATCACACGATAGCGCCGTCTGTGGGGTGAATGATCCAGAGGACAAGAAGGCGTGGTACCAGTAAGTGCCGTCTGTCTGGATAATGTCTCCACCGATAGCCTTCGGAGCTTTAGTAGGAGTAGTGCCTACTGCGGCTAGGGCATAGAGAGAGAAGGTGGAGTATTGAACGAAGTTGCCCGATACTGGTGTAAAGCCAACGCTCATAATTGCCGAGTTGCTTGACCATAAACCAGCAACCATAAAGGCGATTGCGGTTGTGCCGTTATTCTCCGTTGTTGTGTCTGATGAGAAGCTCTTGTAATTACTTGATGTGTAATTAGGAATATAAACTTCTGTATTGGCAAAGGTTGATGTGGTTGAGTTGTCGCCGTTAGCAATTCCACCCAAAAGGCTTGTTATTGAATCGCTTGCTGGGCTACCTGAACCAACACCATAAAGCCGCTTGCCAGACTGGTTTGTTGTAACGCCATTAAACAAGATGTTAAATTCAAGCCAGTTTGTTCCATCATGCGCTGAGCCGCGGGTAGATGCAACAACCTTCAAATCGGTATAACCAGTCTGAGGTATGTTGTTGAAGGTGACGCTAGATGCGCCAGCCGATCCTACGGTGATTCTTTCTAACAAAACATAATTAGCCATTGTCGCCTCCTACTTCAAATATCTAACGATGATAATTCCTGAGCCGCCTAAACCACCAACGCCTGAATAACCGCCGCTAGATGGGGATGCTTGTCCACCGCCACCTCCGCCACCTGTATATGGTGTGCCAGCAACGCCGTTGTAATAAGTGCTTGGATAGCCACCAGCACCGCCACCACCTGCACCGCCAAGAGCTTGCGTGTTATTACCGCCCGCACCGCCACCACCAGCGTAGTAATAGTTTCCAGATACAAGCTGACCTGTTGAAGTTGCGGCAGCCATAGCGTTTAGTAATGCGGATGTGTAACCAGCTCCGCCTTGTCCGATGTTTGTTGTTCCGGCAGTACCAGCAATACCAGCAGTTCCCGCACCGCCACCACCACCTGCGTAGTAGTAAGGCGCGCCACCGCTACCCACTCCACCAGCGTTTCCTAATTCACCGCCTGAAGCGTTTGATGTACCACCTGTTGCGGTTCCAGCGCCACCGCCACCACCGCCTGAACCACCTGTACCGCCAGCGCCATTTGTTCCACCACCGCCGCCACCGTGAGCAGTTGAAGTATTAAATACGCTATTGCCACCTGCCGAACCTGCGGCTCCCGGCCCACCAATCGTACAAGTGTAACCAGTACCGCTAGAGAGCGACTGAGATGAGAGAGTGAGCAATCCACCCGCCCCGCCTCCACCGCCGTTATAGCTTGCGGCGAGAGAAGTAGCTCCACCACCACCACCCGCAACAACCAAAATATCAGCCGTCAATGCGCGGGAAGGAGTGAATGTGCCTGATGATCCAAACGCGTGATAGTAATAAGTCGAGTCTTGGGTGATAATTCCACCAGTAGCGTAAGCGCCAATGTCAGCGTTAGCTATGCCGTAAAGGGTGAAAGTAGAGCCAGCCGAGAATGTACCAACGGTATTGGAAACAAGAATTGAAGTAATAGCATTTATATTTCGCCACAATCCAACGGTTGCATCAATTCCGCTTGCTGCGTTATTTCCGCGAGCTAACACCGTCTTGTAAGTTGTTGTGTTGGCGTAATTCTGAATATTCATAATCCAAGTGGAAGGATTGCCAGAAGAAGGCGCTGCATAATAAGTCAAATACATGCTATTATTATTCCCTGTATTATGCTTACTGGTTGCCAAAGAACCATTAGCCGTAAGAATTGTTTGAGAATATAAACCGCTCGTTGTGTCACCATTGAAGTTCAAAGTAAAGTCGGCAGCATTTATTGACTGGTTGTTTGTTGGGCTACATACAATCATCAAGTCTGTATAGCCAGTAATACCTGTTAAATCTAAGGTAACAGATGATGCACTAGAAGCTAAAGTTGTTGACCGTAGCGCCACCATAGTATTAGTTGTCATAATGCCCGCCTACCGTACGCCGTAAAGAGAGAAGTTGGTGTATTGAGAAAATGTGGAAGTTGTTGAACCAATAGTTATGGAGTTAATGGCTGATGTATTCATCCATAATCCAGATGTTAGGTCAATGTACCCAGAGCCGTTAGCGTCATAACCGCCTAATGTTCTAGCAGTTTTGTTTTTATTGGGGCTTGCATAATCAAGAATATCTACTATCGCCGAACCTGCTGTTGTATTATGCAACCAAGCTTGAATATCCCCACCGCTTGTTCCTGCACTAGAGCTTGCGCTACTGCCATCGCCGCGCAATTCGTGGAAAGAGTAGTTGTTGCCTGTATCGCCATTAAAGCGAAGCGTTACCCAACCCAGCGCGCCTGTAACTACGATAGCTCGAATTTGCAAATGCGTATAAGTCTGCGGAATAGCCGAGAAGGTAATAGACGATTGCCCGCCAGCTCCAACCGTCACACTTCCTAGCGCGTCAAATGCACCTGTAGGGCCAGAGTAGAGATGGCCTGAGATTTGAGAGGCGAGGATGCCATTGAGCAGGAATGGTGTT